CAAGTGCAGTACGAATGGCTGCTCGAATATCAGAAGCACGCTTTTGACTGCTGTCATAAACTACGATCTGGAATGAGACATGATCAATATCTGCTGCACAGTCCAAGTTGTTTTCAGGATTCGCTGTGACTACTGACCAAATCGCATAAGGGAAAGGTGTTTTATGTGGCGCAATATCTTCATAAACTTTCAGAGGACTGGTACCGAGTAATGCCGTGATACTTGGATTTGCTTTTAGTGTTGGAACAATTGGAAGGATGTTCATAATTTTGCAAGTTCCTTGTCTAATTCGGCACTAAATACTTCGGCAAATTTATTTGTTGCTGCTTGGATGTTGTTTTGCAGGGCTGGTCGCATGAATGGTTTAGCTGGTACTGGACCAACATCTTTTCCAAAGAAGTTCTGGCCATCGGTTAGCATTTTAGTATCCTTGCTAGCAACAACTGCCCCACGTCCAAATTCAATTAGTCGCCAATACCAAACTTTCCCTTCGACTTGATATGTGCTGCCTACTCTGCCATTACGTCTATTGAAGGAGTTGTTTGTATAAGGGATCCTTGCCCCACCGCGCACACCAACCCGCATCACAATACTGTTCGCATCTCTTGATCTACCGAGCTTAACTACAATTTCCTTGTAGATCTTATTTGGCGTATTTGGATCATCAATAGCTTTTGCAGCTTGCCTTGCGGCATCACGTACAATAATCATCGCTTGTCTTGCAGCCTTACGACTAACTCGCTTTGCTGCATTTTTATTGGAGAGTGTTTGGAGCTTTTTAGTAACATCTCCAAGCCCTTCCATTTTCACTTCAACAACCATGGTCTACCCCACTACTGCTAACTCCAACGTCATGTATATTTTGCCATTCACATTGTCAGGCTTAGGCGGTGAAACAATCTGAAAGGTATATCCATCCCAAAGCACGCGCATTTCTGTGTTGATGCCACTACGTTTACGCAGCTTTAAGCGGGCTGTAGTTTGCGAACCTGAAGCCTTGGCATTAATTGAGTCTTTAACGGATAAAAACTCAACCTTAGCCCAAAGCTTTTTGAACTCAGACCAAACAGGATCTGTTTCATAGTTATATTCGTCACGGCCAGATACGTAGTGCTGGATCGTGACTCGATGGCAGAGTTCGCCTGCTCTTTGTCCCATATCTCCACCTATACTGCTGTTGGTTTACGATATGGAAACAGCAATGCTTGCACTGGCATCGGCAAATAGTTTCCGTTCACAGGCATTTCTTGCTCAGCATTTCGATATTGGTCCCAATGCCCTACCAATAACAAAATGGCCTGATGAATTGCCTTCGGATATTCGCCTTCGGCAAATTCATCCGTGATGTAATTCAAAACCACAGAATCGGCAGCATCTAAAAAACCCTGAATGACTGTGTCACTATCGCTATCGTCATAACGCAAATGAAGTTTTGCAGTTTCTAAGTTCACAATACTCATGCATCCCCCCATTTTTTCTGCGCTAATTTGAAGTTTTCATGGCTAAATTCGCCTGAATGATCGTTTTCACAGTGCCACAAAGATCCTTTATGAGTGACAAAACAGCCTTTTTCATACTGATTTTCAGGCTTAAAAACACCTTGATAAAGCATTTTTGACCCTGAATTATCAGCATTTTTAGGCTGGTTTGGCTCGGTTTTAGCTCCTGAATTGGTGCTAAATGGATCTTCTTTGGCATCACGTTTTGATAATGCCTCAAGTGAGAAGTTTTGCTGCTGCATGTAAACCGTGTCGCCACCAACAAGTGGACCATATCCAATTTTTCTGCGGGCTTCATTTGGTGTCATGATCGCAGCACCTACACCTTCTTTTAAACGCTGCATTTGAGTTGATGAATCCATGCGGATCAAAGTCTCAAGATCAAGGAATGCCTCAAGACCTAAGGATTTAAGATCTAATCCATCGTCGAGTAGGTTTTCACGCGCTTCGATAAGACTCTGCAGACAATCTGAGTAGTAGATTTCACTTGAATCACCAACTTTTTGACCTGCTGGAATCGTACCAATGCCAATTTTAAAAGGAGGCATATGAAACACAGAGCAGACAATTTCAGCTGACATTTTTAACTGTTCAATCATCTGTGAATCCGCGGCATTCATAGCCAAGGTGATGTACTTCATGTCATCACCTAAAATCGCTGTTTTCCCTACGTTTGCACCAGAGTAGTTTGCATTCCATGCTTCGCCAATTGATTTAGCTTTTTCTTCAGAAATCGAACCCGGTGCAACTAAAATACCGCCCGGTCTGCTGCCATTTCCAAAGAATGTTGAAGCATTTTTGAGGATGTTTAACCCCATGCTTGATGCAAGACCACACGCGATAATTGGCGTTAGACCCACTAAAGGGTGGTAAAAGCAATTAATACGGTCATGAATAATTTCAGATGCAGGAATAACAACTGCCTCAGTTTGTGTTAGTCGATCATTATTGAGCTGATAAAACACATTCCCATAATCATCAACCAATGGCGTGACCAGATCAGGATTCAGCACCACCATTCGATAGATTTCACCGAATGCATCTCGAACTTTCAGGACATAAGTATTGCCGCGTAGTAAAAGCGATGTTGTCCACTGCTCACTAAATTGCTGCCATGTTTGGTAGTTATTTGGTTTGCTGAGTGCCCGAACTTTTTTAGGAATCTCAGCATCTACCATCACCCCATCTTGCTTTCGCTTTAAAGTGATTGGCATCTTGCCAATGTCTTTAGCAATCAGTGATACACAAGAGAATACGGCGTAAAAAGCTGAGACTTCCTCAAGCTTCAATTCTTCATTCTTTTGCCAAGCGCCAGAATAAGGTTCTTGTACAAACAAAGAGGTCCAGCCTCGACTAGATTGGACACTTTGCAGTGATTTTTTACGACTAAACCAATTTAAAATGCCCATCTAATTGCCCTTATTCTTCAGTTTTAACGACTTTCTTTGGCTTTGGAGTTGCCTTTTTTGCTTCTTCGTAAGCTTCCGCAACACCTGATTTGATCAGGATATTCGCTTCAAAATCGGTAACTTCAAGCACATCGCCAACATCAGCGTTGTGCATTACCTTTAAATACTTAACTTTCATGTGCTGTTCCTATAGCTAAACAATTGGAGTTGCTTAGATATAAAAACAGCCCCAATAAAGGAGCTGTTTTTTGATTTACAGATTCAAAGATTACGGCGTGTAATCTAGGAATACTGCTGCGATTGGTCGGCGTTTTGCCCAAGTGATGAACTTCTCAACACGTACAGCAAATTTGTTTTCTTGCCATAGGTTGTGAGTAGTACCGCCATCAACCAGGGTTGCTTGGTCAGAGTATGACACATCTACACCTCCATCCTGCGCAAGCAAGATTTCAGATGTTTTCACAAGGATGATCTTATTACCTGCAGTCTGCGAAGTAATAACTGGCACACCAAGCAATGTGCGTTCACCGCGGAGCGCCATACCTGAGAAGTACGAATTGCCCAATGCATCACGTAGCAAGCTGATTTGCGCTGCACGAGTTTCTGACATGATGAAGTAAGCACCATCCAATGACAGATTTGCATTCACAAATGTGGTGATTAGGCTGAGTAAATCGGCCTCATAATTTGCTGCTGTTGTGCCAGTGTTTGCGGTAACAGTGACGGCGTTTAAAATACCAGCTGGTCGAGAAGAACTCGCTGCTGCTGCATCAATGAACGTGCTATCAATCAATGCGGCGGATGCTGCAATTAAATCGTCACGCACCAATACATCAACCGCTGGATCAGACCGGCGCATTAATTCCTGCGTATATACAGTGATGGCTGCGAGCTTATGCTCTTTGATTTCAACTTCATCATAAGTTGGATTGGTGAGTGGTTTCGCAGCGCCTTCACCCACCCAAGAAGCCGTTCCACCTGTTAACTGGCTCGGAATTTTTGAGTTAAATGGAACCGCACGGAAGCCTTGCAACTTATCAAAGATCGTTGCATTGCGGAGCAATTCTACAAACTCACCCACCAAGCGGTTTTCTGCGACTAATGCAGATGCAAAACCCACATCTGTGGTTGTTCCAAGTGTCGCCTTGGTTACAAGGTCTTGGACTTCATCGCTAAAGCCCATTTGTTTTGCCATATCAACAGGTGAAACAAAGTTGCCGTTTTTTGCTGCCAACTGCGAACACAGTTTTGCACGAGCAAATTGAGCAAAGCCGATACCTTTGGCTAGAGATACTATTTCAATTTTTGGCGTTGGATTGGCTGGATCTGGATCACCTTTTGCAGAGTTTTCTGCTTCTTCAGGTGTTTGGCCCGCTACAGGTGCGGTTGTAGTGACGGCTTTTTCAGAAGCTGCAATCAACTTTTCAAGTCGCTTTTCTTCGAGTTCAAGTTGTTCAACTTCTTTTTCAAGCGCAGCATATTGATCGTTTTGCTCTTTGTTTAAGGTTAAGCCCTTTTCATGAGCTGCTTTGTGTAGAGCTTCCATAGCCTTTTGTTTGTCAGCGATGGTTGCTTTAACTTTTGCTAATTGTGCTTTTAACATAGCGCAATACTTCCTTCATTTGGATTAATTAATTGAACTGGCTGAATGCCTTGGTTTGTTTCTGTCACATCGCTGACAGGGGTTTCTTCTTTTGGTTTTGGCGTATCGTCACCAATCGCGGATTTTTCGTTACGCTCAAAAGAATTAGAAATAGTTTTAATTTCTGTAATGGTTGCTTCCGAATTGGCGGGCACGGTCACAGCAGAAAGCTCGTACCACTCCCACTCTTTAAAGTACAACCCCCAAGATCGAGGGAT